CAGTGCGAATTTCAGAAACGTGATCTTGTCTTCACAGTCGGAAACGGTTTCTTCCGGCGCGTCCGCAGTCAGCGCGGCAATCTCGGATTTCAGACGGTCGATCTTCTCGCGGATCTCGTTGCTGCTTGAAACAAAAACATCCGCCGTGATCTCGCCATCCATCCTCATGTCGAGAAGCCGTTCAAACCGCTTGTCCAATTTATCAACTTCGGCTTGTTTGGATACGATGAGTTCTGCATTGTCTTCATAATCTGGACTGTCGTCTATATGCTCTTGAAGCATCTCGTTCGCCAGCGCCAACACCTCATCTTTACGGTTCAGATACCTTGTAAAAACGTATTTTGCCATCAGCGCCAGTTTCCATTGCGGTACCATCGGCGTATTGCAGTAGCCCTCATAAGGCAGTCCCTTCTTCTTGCGGGCTTCCGGTGTTCCGTTACGCACGACCTCGCGGCAGCGATAAGCGACCTTGTGCGTATTCCGTGCCCCGGACCAATGAGCACGGTTGACCCCTTGTCCGCAAGAGCAGACTAGCAGCTTTACCCAGATGTCTTTGGAAGGCGTTTTTCCTTTACATTGTCTCCCTTCAGGAGTTACTTTCGGCGTGTTTGTTTTTGATTTCATAATTGCTTGTACCCTTTCATATTCTTCTACTGTTACAATCGGTTCGTGGCGTCCCTTCGTTTGCGTCAGCTCGATTTCTCCGTAATTCTTGATCTTCTTTTGCTCCAGATAATCCGGCACATATTCCTTGTGATAGGTGATGATGCCGCAATAAAAAGAGTTCTTCAGAATGTGAGAGATACAGCTTTCGTGCCAACGAGTTTTTCCTTTTGCCGTACGCATTCCGCGCCGCTCAAGTTCGTCCTTTATCAGCGAAAGTCCTTTCCCGTCAAGATACATTTCAAACATCAAGCGGACGGCTTTCGCCTGCTCGGGATTGATGTTGAAATCCACCTTTTTCTTGTTTCCTTCGATGATCGTTTCCACGCGGTCATATCCGAGAATGTTTCCGTTGCCGTAATAGACGCCGTTGTTCATGGAAGTCTGCTGTCCGGCTTTCACGCGGATCGACGTTTTACGGCTCTCTTCCTGCGCCAGCGTTGCCATGATGGTGAGCCGAAGCTCACCATCACAATCAAAAGTACGAATGTTGTCGTTAATAAAGAAGACCTCAACTCCCCACCGTTTCAGATCACGCGTGTACTGAAGCGTATCGACCGTGTTTCTGGCGAAACGCGATACTTCGCGGGTGATGATCAGATCGAACTCGCGTCGTTTTGCCGCTGCGATCATCTTCATAAACTGCGGACGTTTTTGCGCGGAAGTTCCTGTGATACCCTCGTCGATGTACTGTTCGACCAGTTCCCATTCGGGATGTGCCGCAAGGATTGGCTTGTACCAGTCCACCTGGTTTTCAAGCGCAGACAACTGTGCTTCGTGTTCCGTCGATACACGAGCGTAAATTACAACCCGCCGCTTTTTCAATTCGTTTTCAATCAAGCGCCGTCCCCCTTTTCTTTCTTGTTTTCAACGACCGTGAATTTTGATAAATCGACGATCTCCGCGTAGTCATTCATAATGTTGCGAAGAATATACGCCGGAAGGTGCCCGTCGTGATTCAACTGTTCAAGTAGCTTGAGCGCGGCGAAGCAGAGATCAGGATCGTTCGATAAGATTTTACTCATATTGTTTCACCTTTGCAAATGTGCGATCAGCGAGCGCCGTCGTCACGATTGCGCTCCTTTCTCTGCTGTTCGCGCTGTTTATGAACTTCAAGAATACTAAGAATAGATTTGATGATCTGCTCCGGAGTGTAAGACGCCGGGAAATACTTTGTCAGATCCGTTCGCTTGATAGATACTTTTTCGACTTGATTGGGTTTGGGCTCGTCCATGATCGCGGCGATCTTCTCATAAGATATCTCTTCCTTTTCAGCCAGTTCGCGGATGTGGCGCGTCTGCGCGTGAGATGGGAATACGTCCTGCTGACGCTCGTCGATACAGTCGATGATATCCCGCTGCGTCTCTTCGTCAAGATACGACATTTCAACAGCAGGTCTCATTTTGATTTTCCCTTCATCTACGAACTGAAGTAACTCTGGGATAAGATAGGTCAGACGGATATATCTTTGAACAGTACGTTCGCTCTCTCCGGCCACGTCGCCAATCATTTCACCTGTGCGCTTGGAATTGGACTTGTCGCCATCTGGTCGAGAAGTCAAGTCAGTCCGCTTACCCTGTCTGCACATAGCGTCCATTTTCATTTTGTACGCCTTTGCTTTCTCCGACGGGAGCAGTTCGGTGCGCTGACAATTTGAATCCACCATCATCACTGTGGCGGTATCGCGGTCTATATAATGAACTGTGCAGGGAAGCTTTTTGATTTCAAGAATTTCAGCCGCGTGAAGACGGCGGTGCCCGGATATGATCTCATATTCATCTTCCTTCCCGTCGATGGGTCTGACGATAAGGGGATTCAGTATCCCGTGCTCCCGTATGCTCTCAACAAGATCGTTCATTTCCGCATCGTCCTTGACCGTGTACGGATGATTTTCAAACGGATGAAGATTCTCTGCTTTTATGATCAGAGACTTGGGTTTCAGAGTCATTCTTTCTTCGGCCTTTTCAGCCGGTTTTGTATTTTCTTTTTTCAAGTTTTACCTCCATTTTTTATTTGCTGTTTTCTTCTATGGCGTGATCGTTTATTAAGTCGGCAACAGCTGGCCGTGTAGCTTTCATTGGTAGTTTCAAAGATATCCGAGATAAACGATGTCAACAAAATCAGAAATATACTTTTCCAAATACTCTTTGCGATGAAGATTAAGTCGTCTTTCCTCCGGTGTTACAGGTCTGTTAGTATAATACAAATTCATAACGTTTGCGTGGATTTTAAAAAGCTGATGATGAACGTCAGACACTTCAGATTGCGCTTTCTCCCGAAGTGCTTCTCCGGCAAGGCATTTAAGAAGCAATGTTTTACCGTAATAAACAACCTTTTCACACTTGTCGTCGTATTCTTTTCTCTCCTCGGGAGTAACACGAAGACAGACGTAATTCGTATCATTTCTTCCCATCGGCTTCCTCAACTTTCAGATCAACCATTTTTTCGATCAGTTCGTTTCGCAGCCGTTCGCACAGATCTTTGATTTGACTCCATACTTTTTCGGTTGCCTCCCTGTCGAGGATGCCGGTGACGTTAAAATCTTTTACGATGTCGTTGAGGATCTTCCCGAGACGGTTGAACTCATTTGCATAGCCACTGTAATCAATGTCGGGAGCGGGAATGATCTCGGCGTTCGAGAGGATCCTTCGGATATACTCGGAGCGAGAGCATTTCTCCGCTTTTGCTTTGAGATCGATTTCTGCGAGGTCTTTATCACCGAGCCAGAAATTGATTCTTTCTGTTCTTTTCACTTGATTTCTCCTTTCCTGATTTGTTTTTGATAAGGGGTTTTAGGGGAGTGGGATCCGGAGGAACCCTCTCCCCTGACAAGGGTGTTTGGCGATGTACATCCAAACACAGTGCTTGCGACTCCCGCGACGTCGGATGTACAGCTACAAACACGTTAAAATTGATTTATTTTTTAATTTGATACCCACATAGGCATCACCTCCTTTTTGATTTTTTGCGTAAAAAAAGACCGGCATTTTTCGTCGGTCTTACTGTTTGATTTCTAAAAGGTGGGAGCAGTATTCACAACTGTTTTTAAATGTCCCTCCACTATATAACGGGATAACAAGGCATAAAATATTCCACGATTCCGAAATTTTCTCAAAAAAATATTTAAAAACGAAAAAGGCGCCAACCTGTTTTCGCAGATCGGCGCCGTAAAAATGCTATTTATTATTCGATTTTTATACCCGTTTTTTTGATAAACGCTTCCCGGATCTTTGCAATTCTTTTAGAAATCCCGCTGTTGTTTGCCATTCCCACTGCTCGTGCAACCTCTTCTTGAGTGTATCCGTCCATCGTCATTTGCAGGATAACCCGGTCTTTTTCATCGAGCGATTTCCAAAATTCTTCTACCTTAATATTTGAAATTGCAGTTTCTTCCGTTCTCGGATGCTGCTCTTTTGCCAGTTCTTCCGCGTCGGGATCGGGGAGTGTCGGATGCTTGGTATCGAGATGATACCATCCGCGTTCATGGTCCTCTGCACGATAATTCGGGCGAATACTCGGGTTGAAATCTTCAAAAGCGGACATCTCTTGAACGATCTTCGCAAGTTCTTCGTAATCCATTACGTCGAGCATCGTACCGACTGCATTATTCAGAAAGTCGTCGGCTTTTTTATCAATGTCCGGATCGTTAAGATCAAACTGGCTGAAAATGGACTCGAGAATATCTTCGTGTTTTGATCCGATTTCTTGTACGGCATCTGATACGAGATCTTCCGTACTATCCCGAAGCTCAAGAAGCGGATTGCCTTGATTATCAAAAACGTTACCGTCCACTCCATTAACACGCATCCTGTTTTCAAGATATTTTGACGGAACGGCAAGACCTTTTTCGCGAGCTTTCTTTTCAAAAGCCGCGTTCATGATCTTTTTTATTTCTTTAATTTCTGCCGCTTTTTCGGGATCTCTGGATTTCGGATCGGATAACTGCGCCGCAGACCAGTCGTGCTTCTTGAAAAACGCTTTCAACTCCTCCGGCGTCGGCACCCGATCGAGGTCAAGTAATGTTGTATCAAGTGGCATTTTAAGTTCTCCTCTCTAACTTCACTTTGACAATTTAGGTTTTTCTTGTTACTACTATATCACATTACCTGTCCAATAATAATCTCTTTTAGTGACTTGCATTTTCATAATTTATTGAATCAATCTTTTGAATGTTGAGATAGCCACCTATGTCAATCACGCGAGAATTATAGCTACGACAGACATTGCCGCTATTATTTCTTTATAGTCAATGTTCATCTCGTATTAAGTTCAAAGACGTGTTTTGGTTGCTTCCTTATGTGTCTGGGTCTTTCTGCCATACACGTGTCATAAATAATTGAAGGCGACTGTATTTCATTTTTGTTGTTTTTTCAAATTCATCCATACAGTCTCTATTCTCGGCAAACAGAACATAACATCTGTCAGTAACATAGTTTGAATCTTGACAATTGCGTTTTGACTTGCTGCTCCTATACTCTATACCATATAATCCAGTAACTCTTTGAATGTATTTGGTAAAGACTTGTATCGGCTTATAATACTCTTTTGACTTTTCTTTGTCCTCCACAGGGGCGGATATTTCCTTAATGTATTCATTAAGGAATATCCAGCTTTCTCTTTTATCTATACTTTTTTGATTAAGGTCAAATACGCTTGGCCTTTTCCAGTTTTGTACTTGACAAAGATTCAGTACCCTAATTCGTTTGTTTGTATGAAATTCGCCTATTGTAAAAGGAAAGCCGTCTTTTGCACCGACCTCGATCA